GAGATGCACTGGGAAGAAATCCAAGAAAACGATGACTGGATAGATAACTGGAAGCCGCCTACGGCAGTTGAAGCAAACATTCAAAGGGTGCGAGAGCTTGAACTACGCATTACAAAAATGGAAACAATGATGGAGATGAAGTGATGCTACAGGCTCTTATAGGTCCAATTGCTAATTTAGCTGGGTCATGGATGGAATCTAAGGTTGAGCAAACCAAAGCCAAAGGCGCAGTAGCCAAGGCAAGGGCTGAAGCGGAATCACAGGTTATGGTCACGATGGCTACGCATGAGGCTGGCTGGGAAAAGATTATGGCTCAATCATCAGACAACTCATGGAAAGACGAAGCTTGGACTATTCTCTTTATTGTCATAATTGCCATGTGCTTTATTCCGTTCACCCAGCAATATGTTGAGGATGGGTTCGCCGCCTTATCTCGCACACCAGAATGGTTCCAGTGGGCTATGTACGCGAGTATAGGTGCTTCATTTGGAATACGCGGCCTCAAGGGATTCAAAAAGTAATGTCTGGGAAGAAAAGCCGCACAGGGTTATCTAATGTGCAGAATGTTAGGCTTGGTGGCCTTATCGCCGTTTTAAGCGGCAGAGAGCCGTATGACTTCATTTTAGGTGTGTTGATAAGCGAAGGGTTCGTTAATGAGGCTGGCGGGGCTTTAAACGTCACAGAAAAGGGTATGCGTGAAAAGGATAGGCTTGTTACCCTTGCGGGGCTTATGGTTGAAAAAGAACATCCCTTATCTGTAAAGCAACAGAACTCTATCTAAATGGTTCACCTGTAATCCAGCATACCAATGACCACCTGATGCCTTTGGTTAAAGGTGTAACCCTATGAGGCAAAAACGATGGGAAGGCTATGGCTTGTCCAGTGTCAGGCTTAATTGATTGGTCACCTGTTATGAAGAATCCTAGTTCGCCGCCCTCATAATCATCGTTTAGCAATATTGATATGCTTATTTTTCTGGTTGAGGCATCACCTCTCCCAATATCCATATGCCAATCATATCCGTTGGATGGTGCTTTATATCGAAGTAATTGAGGGCGTTCCATTAACCCGCTTATGTTCAATTCAAATGTTTGATTAGCTGTCAAAGCGGCAGTACAGATTAAAGCATCAACCCAATTATGGTCTTCATGGATAACCCAAACATCTGTATCTCTTGTTTTTAAATCCACAACATTTGAATTTTCAGCGTTTATCCTTGCTGTTTTGTGAACATTTTGTGGGTCTTTGTGAAGTTCTATAATATCTCTGCATTGAACTTTGTCTAATTCCAATGGGCTAATAACACCTAATTCGCCCTGTCTATGGTTTGGCGGTATGACCATGCTCATTTAATCCTCCTATCGCAGTAATTGTTTCAGTGAAACGCAAGAGCTTTCGCTTGTCCACTTTGCCTCGTCCCAAGTCTTGCAACCCAATACAGCATTTAAAACAGCCCATTCAAAAAGTATAACAATAATGAATAGTAAGAATATTGAAGCCGTTACGTTTAACAATGTCCTCATTTGCAAAATCATCCTTAACTCCTATAAAAAAGAGAGGCATTTCTGCCCCTCAATATATTATGCTGCAATTAGTTTCGTGTTCTCCCAACTTGGCATTGTTAATACATCGCTTATCATTGAATCTCTTGATTTAGATGTAACGTGAGGCTTCAGGGTATCGCCTGTATGTGACGCCCAATATGTCATGGCGTTATATAAAGCCCATTTGTTCTTGCCAAGTTTATTTGAATCATCATCCCACAACCTCATCAATGTGTTAAGGCGTGATTCATTCCATCTAATTGTAGATGTCTTGCTTTTGATATTGCAAAGGGTTGCCTTAAAGAAATCCTCTGCCATTTGTCTGGATACAGGTGTTTTCATCCACTCTTGCCACATTTCTTTTTTCTTAAAGAAGGCATCAACACCAGCGGTTATCTTAGATGCAGAAGCCTCTACTGATATGCCTTTAGTGTGTTTAGAAATTGTTTCGGCTATAGTGTCTGTATCGGCGCAACCATTTTTACACCAAAGGCGAAACCCTCTGGCTGATTGCTGAAAAGACCAAGAGCCATCATACGAATTGTAAAACAGAACTTGGAACCTCACATAATCACCAACATCTGGCTCAATGACCAAATCATTGAACAAGATACTGCCCCGCATTTTTGCGCCATCTTCTAAAACATCAATTTTACAATCCATGTCTTTTGATACTTTTGCATCTGCCACAGCGTCCAGTATACTGTTCACCACATCGTCATGTTTTATGGCGGTATATTTAGACCCATGTACACCTAAGACCTTATTGGTGTCCGTTCTAACGATAGCCCTAGACATCTGTGGCGGAACCTCTACATCTGGTTTGTTTTCTGTTTCAGAAACCGCCCATAAATTATAGGTATCTACAGGGAAGTCCCATTCATTTTTTAAGGTATTGATATTGCCGTCCATCTTCATCTCCTTTTGGTCGCCTGATTAAACGTCATTCATTTGAATGGCGCGTCTTAGAACTCTGTTTCTTTCTGATTGTGAGAGTTCTGAAATTACATTAAGAACCTTAATCGCAAATCTACGCTCATGTTGAGCAGTAAATGTTTTAATTCTTGGCTTTTTCAAGCCTAGCTTTTTAAGGGTTTCTGAATCAAGTTCTTCTATATTCATGGTCGCCTCCGTGGTTTTATTTTTTCAGTGTAGATAAAGTTTGAAAAGTTTGGGCTTTGAACATCCTCTTGGGGCTTACCTGTGTCGAAATCAAAAGTTTCTTAACATTGCTTACGTTCGGTTTGCTCGTACCTTGTTGTCATATTTCAATCTTTATCTACAATTCCATACTACTCTTTCTGTTTTCATATGTCAACAATATTAGTTAAAAAAATATTAAATAAAAAAGAGAGCCGAAGCCCTCTTCCTCTATTGTCTTGCCAAATGCTGAAGTATGAATGAGTTATTGCCAGAGCCAAAGTCATCAAGAACGCTATGACCTCTACCCGCCAAACATCTTGCCACGGCTTTATGGTTTGTTGGGAATATTGAGTAATCAATTTGTTTCGCTAATTCACGACATTCCATTAAATCCCTTTGATATACCTGTGCTTCATCTTTAGAAGCCCTCAAATCAACCACAGGGTTATAGCTACAGGCGGTCAGTGAAGCCGCCATAATAAATACAGCCCACCTCATGACCTTACTCCCATCATTTTTTCTATAAATGTTTTTGCTTGGTCATGCGTCATCCATTGATAGGGTGTATGTTCGCCACATATCATAACGTCAAGCGGGTTAACCCTGTTTACAAAACGGTGTGTTGCTTTGCGGATGCCCTCTTCATCTTCATGCTCAATCTCTGGCTGGTATATATAGCCTTTATGAGAGTATTCTGGTGCGTTGTGCCAATTTATCATTGTGGTCTCCGTTGGTTTCTTTATCTGAAAAAAATGATAATGACATTGCCAGTATCAATTTTTCAATTCGTGGGTTTATTTCACGCCTACCGCTTTCAAAATTAGAAATTGTAGACCTATCTTCGTAACCAAGAAGCAAAGCCAATTTGTGTTGGCTTAATCCCATATTCGCTCTAATATTGCGGAATTGTTCTGGTTTCATCATTAGGTTATACTTTCTTCGTCATAGATTTTTTGACGGTCATAGATAAGGTTTTCTATCAGCGTAACAAGTTTACCTAGTGTTACTGTTTCGTCCCATGACAAACCCATAATTTGAGTTTGCACATTATCTGGTGAAGGGTTAGTTGCAATACTCTCAGCAACATTTTTTAATTTTTCTGTAGTCCACTGATTCATTTTTCAGTCTCCGTTGGTTTCTATTGAAAACAAACTATACCTAATGTTTTCTATTGTCAACATATCAGGAGAAATAAAATATTTAAGCAGAAATTGTTCATCGTCAGATATTTAGTGAAAAATCTGTGTCTAAAGCCAGAAAATTCTGTCGTGACAATCTTTGGATGAGAAAAAAATATTTAAGCATAAAGTTTTTATCGTCATAATATTTGGTGAAAAATCTATGGCTAAAGCAACAAGTCTTCATCGTCACATTTTATAAATGTAAGATTTCAATAAAGCCGAAAAAATGACCTCTCAGATGAGAGGCCAAGTTTAGGGAGGAATCACAGCTTAACAGAATTTGATTTAAAGGTATGTCTCTGTTTCAATATACGCTTGTGTTTTCATCAATTCTATGTGTTCGTCAAGGTCTTGAATGTCCCAAACAATACGCCTTTCGCTTATGCGAATAGGTTGTGGAAGTCTATCTTGCGATACTAATCTGGCAAATAAAGACGTTCCCATACCCAGATATTCTGCGGCGGCTGTTTTCGTAATCAATCTTTTTGTGTACATCATTTCTAGCTCCGTTAAATTTTAATGGCTCTGTGATTAGCAGAAAAGCTACGCCATGCTTCAATTTTAGCCTCTGCCGCCACCCTTAAAAATCTATTCTGTTCGTCTTGTGCCACAGCGATTTTTATTGCCTCAAGGTGTTCTAAGTATCTTGGGTCAGAATATGCCTCGCGTTCTTGTGCTCCAATAGATAAACCAGCGTGTTCTTTCATAAGCATTGATTTCAACGATTTTCTAAATTCGTCTAGATAAATTCTGTTTGCTTTAGATTGGGCGGCATCTCTGGCACTGTTGCGTAAAAAATCAATGGCTTTTTCTACATCGTCATCTGTAATCATTCCCAGCCCCTATATAAATTTCTATAAAGCATTACCATTTTGGTAAACTTTTCGTTCCCTTCAGCAAGATTTTGATTTGGGCATCCGTCCCAATCTCTACAAACACCCGAAAGGTCATGCGCAATTTGTTTTTCGCATACCAATAAAAAATCATTCCGTTTTGGTATTTGTTTTGCGAGGTCTTTACCTTCCCAATCATACGGCTTGCCATCAATGTCAGTTGCATCTTCAGCCCATCCATAGTCTGTGTAAGGGTCAAATCCATTTCCTAAGTCTAAAATTCCTTCATACTCCCAATCGCCAACGCCCCAGAAGTACGAAATATCTAGCGTTTTTCCATCATATAGAATTACCTCACGCTCTATAGAAACATCGTCTGCATCGAAATCAACTTTCTTTTTAATCAACAAAGCCTCATAGCCCTCTATCACAGGGCGGCATAATGCTTCTAACTCTTCATCTTCAAATGTCACTATGGTTTTTAATACATTATCGCCACCCTCATCAAAGGCATCCATATCGACATGACCTGTACCTGTAAACTGAATAGGTGCGCGGATATAAGTGTTTTGCGTGTAACGTATTTTCATTTATGCCTCATCATCATTGTGCGGGCTTTGCTTCCAGTATCTTTGGGCGGTCACTTTGCCGTAATCAGCAAACCCAGCCGTTTCCTCAAAGAACGAAAACTCATTCCCTCGTTTATGTAAAAGAATGTGATGCCGTTGGCACAATGGAATAAGATTGCGGTCTGTTGCCTTTAGACCCATGCCTCTCACTCCATCCCAAGGCTTCATCAAATGATGCCCTTGCACCGCCCCGAGACAATCGCCTTGAGCCGTCAAGCAACATGGAAAAGAATGTATCCAATCCATGTGCTTTTTATTAACATATCGCTTGGGCTTTATGCGAGTTCGCTTAACCATGATTAAAACGGAATATCATCATCTAAATCATCTTTCTTCTGTGATTTATTATTGAAGCTGTCTGGCGATACGAATTGCTCGTCTTGCATTGATTCTTTTGGTTTAGATGGAGCAAACCCCATTCTAGTATAGTCATTGCCGTTTTTGTCGGTTCGCTTTCGACCCCATGCCATTTGCTTTTCGCCATTGATTTCTATTTCACCTGATATGTCCCAATCCTTTTTTTCGCTTTTCTCATCGTTAATGTATAAGACACCAATTTGTTTATGGACTTCGTAAATCGTCATGCCCTTTTTTGTTGTGACTGTTTTTACAATAACAAGCTCATGATTCAGACCTTCAATATCTACTGTCCCCTGTCTCACAATCTCAGAGTTATTGGCGGGAAATAGATTGCCAGAATTTTCGTATTTGTTTTCCATTAGATTCTCCCTAAAACAAACTAGGCTGTTGTGTTTGCTCAAGCGTGTACTTGGCAAATTTGGTTTTGTAACGATTTGTAACAAACTCGGTTTTTATCGGCATACCCTCTTCACGCAAGGTAAATATAATTGCGCCAAGCCTAAAGCACCCGAACATTTCAAGCGCATCAAGCGGTGTTATAGATTTCCCTGATTGCAGATATGCTTTGATTTTATCTTTCTGGCTTCTACGTCTCATTGGAAACATCTCCCAATACAACTCCCATTTCTGCAAATCCCTCAGACCATTTATCTTTGGCGTTATCTGTTAATGTTTGGTCATCATTGATGTCTTTATAAATTCGTTTGATTTCCATAACATTCATTTCAGACAGAGGGGTGGCTTGTTTTTGAATTATCTGCCGCCAGCTTCTTGTATCTGTAAATTGTTGCTTAACCCTGCCTTTGTTATCGAACAATCTGTATGGCTCTCCTGAATAATCAAAATGAGCAGACGGTAAATCATCAACTTCATGTGATATATTTTCACGAACCTCAACATCAGCCTCTTCACCAGTTGATATTTTGAACAAGGTTCTGATGATAAATTTGTCTGCGTATGAAAGTGCAGAACCGCAAGTCTGTGCGCCATGAAATGGGATATATACAGTTCGCTTAATAGGGAACTGCCACATTTCTCCATCTTTATGTAAGATGTAAAATTCAAAAACAGCCTTTAATGTTTTCCCGCTATCAGAAAGCTGTGATTCAACCTCATTAGGTATAATCATAAGATTATGAAGGTTTAACAATGGACGCATATATTCATAGTATTTATCAATGCTAACAAATGAATACTTCTGATGGTCATTTTTGCTATCATGAACAAGTCTTTCTGCTTTGCTTTGAATATTATGCAATTCATTAGCGATTATTTTTGGACAATCCATTTTATCTCTCCATTTTCCAGATGTCTTTGGCGGCCGCCTTGGTCACTTCTCCCCAGCGATAATTATCAAAGTCAGGGAATACTAATTGACAACATTCAAATATGTCATCGCTATAAGAAAGCACACGCTCAAGAGAAAGGGCGGCTAATTGCATCTGCCTGATGTAATATGGCACGTCATCAACCTTGAAGGCGCGTACTTCTTTCTTGCCCACATAATCAAGCCAAGGCTCTTTTTGTAAAACGTAGCCATATAGACTTGCTTGACGATTATGGGCTTGGGTTACAGATGATGTCATCCGACCCACTGTTTTGGTATCACGAACCTTATCTTTATAAAGAAGGTCATAATAACCAATAAAAGGTATCTTAATATCAGGAAGCATTGTCGTAACTTTGCCCTGTTCAGATACAGGCTTTTCGCCAAGCGACCTGTAAAATTTGGCACCGACTGTGATATATTTTGTTAATTCGTCTCGTTCTTTTTGAACTTTTTCTGTGTCGTGATGATTTTGTGCATTTTTATATTGCTCGTCAAAAATCTTGTTTGCCATATTCACAAGAGCTTCATCTGATACGTCGCTATTGCTGGCAACCTTTGCCAATGCCCTATCCGCGCTTGTGCCTCTCCATGCTGCCGCGCCAGCCTCACCATCAGTTATTCCAGCTATTTTTAGCAAGCATAATGCTGGCTCAGCTATCCATTGGTTAATTGTTGATGGGCTTAAATGCATCAATCCGTGTTTTTCAAAATGATTCATGGTCGCCTCTAAAGTGGTTTATAGAATGTTATAGTAATCAAATAACCTATAAAGTAAACCCCAATTTGGGATTGGACTAAAAATTGTATTACTGGTAAATTAAAATAATGTTATTAAGAGATTACTTGAAAATAAAAAATATCAAGGCAAAAGATTTTGCAAACCAAATTGGTTGCTCTTATGGCGGGGTTGTTAAGTGGATGTCTGGTGACAGGTTCCCAAGGCCATTGCACATTTATAATATAGAGCGAGAGACACATGGCGCGGTCACGGCAAACGATTTCCAAAAACAAATACGGAGCGATTAAAACTGTCGTTGATGGAATCACGTTTCATTCTAAAAAAGAAGCCGAGCGTTACAAGATACTGGCTTTGCTAGAATCGCAGGGTAAAATTGACAATCTTAGATTGCAGCCCAGAATCCCATTAATGGTTAATGGCATAAAGATTGGTCATTATGTTGGTGACTTCTCATATTCACTTAACGGAAAAGAAGTCCTTGAAGATGTGAAAAGCATTGCCACCAGAACGCCTGTTTATAAAATAAAGAAAAAGATACTTGAGACATATGACCCGCCTGTAGTCATTACAGAGCTTTACTGATATAATGAGTTAGTCAAAAGACACACACCAACCCATCAGGGTTATCAAAAAAGGTAATCTGATGGTCGTTGCTGAAGTGCTTACAGGCATTGCACTGGTTCAAAAATCAGTGGAGTTCATAAAATCAAATATTCAAACAGCAAACGACATCCGTGACATTGCGGGTTCGATTGATGACCTATTTGCTGGCGAGAAACAAGTTCAGCAAGCTAGAAACAAAAAATCTGGCGGAGTTGGGCTAGGTGACCAGTTTGGCGTTGATACAGTCGCAAAAGAAATGATTGATGCAAAAATTGCAGCTGAGAATCTGCAAGAAGTAGCGACCATGGTTGATATGCGCTTTGGTCATGGCACATGGGCTGGCATTATCGCTGAACGTGCCAAACGTATCCAAGAAGCAAAAGAAGCTGTCGCCGCTGCCAAACGTAAAAAGTTAAAAGAAGATAGAGAATTTGAAGAAAACTTAAAACAGTGGCTTATGGCGGGCGTTGTATTGGTTTTAGCAGTAGGTTTATTCGTTGGAATGTTTACGGTGATTGTAAAATGAAACAGAAAAAATTACAAAGCGGTTCAAGATATGAACAGCATGACCTTGATGGAGATGGCATCGTGACTGATGAAGAAATCGCCAGAGAAGAAAGAATGATTAAGCTGGAGAACGCGGACAAGATGCAAGACCAGCAACGACTAATCTGTTGGGTAAGCGTAATCTCTAGCGCGGTCAGTATTGCATTGGTGGTTTCTCCGCTGATAGGAGACCAGAGAGTGCCATTGGTCACATCATTGCTATCAACCTATGTCGTTGCCAACATGGGCATTGTGGCCGCGTTCATGGGGGCTACAGCCTTCACAAGAATAAAAGAAAATGGAACGCAGTCATAAAGAATGGCAAGCATTGGTCGCGCAGTTCAAATCTCGTATATCTGCGATGAAGGTTTTGGTACAATCTGAATATGAGCAGATGGAAAAACAGAAAAAAGCCAGTGCCGAGGTACGAAAAGCAGACAGCAAAGGTGCATCAAAACCATGAGTGTAAGGTTTGCGGTTCACATCTAGCTTGTTATTCTTTTGATTTTGCGAAAACATGGTATTGCTCAGAACATAAAGAAATCGGAGAAGCCGCAAAGCCTCCCCGATTCTAACCGCCTTATCTTACCACGGAGTTGGCGGTCTGTTCTTCATCATCATCTGGCAAATATTTGCGTTGCCCGATTGGTGCAAAAATCCATTTTCCAGAATTATCTTTTGGGTTTTCAGCATAACATTTATTGCAGTACCATTGACCTTCAGAATATACAGCCAAGAACAATTCGCCTATAGTTTGAGGCGCGCCACCACAGCATCTACATGGGTCGCCATGCCAAGTATACCAATAATGACTTCCTTGGTTTTCAGTGCCAATATGGTCTTTGAACCCATGAAGTATCATTGTTCGTGTTTTTGAGGCGAGGTCTAGCTCTATTCTATTTTTTGTAAATTTCCTGAAGTCTTTTTTCAATTCAGCGTGAGTTTTATTACAGCATAAACACCTGTTCTGATAAACCTTTTTCCGATTTACAATTTCAAACCATTTACCCTTATGGTTATTAAGTGCCGTATTCATTATAAATCCCCTTCAAACCCAATGATTGAAGATTCTTCATTTATGAGTTCATATTGGGTGAAATCATGGCAGTTATCTAACATCAGCTTATCCGCATCTTGGTCATTCAAATATTCTCGAACATATTCATGATGCCAATTTTCTCCAGATTCATCAATTTGAGTGGTTACGTTGTCGTATTCGTCATATACATTCCAGACCTTGAGGCCATCTGCAATTTTGAAATCATGTTCTTGGTCTGAAACATAATCAGTTGCCCATGCCTTAAGGTCTGCCTCATCAATCGTGACATTGATTTGAAATTTTTTGGTGTCAACCTTTTCGATGTTTACGGTAATGTCCATTATACATACTCCCAAGCTTGCTCAAGCCAACGCTGTGCTGCTTCAAAGTCAGGTGCGCCAACCGCAAGTGTTGCATTAATGGCGGCTAGTTTGTCGGCCTTCTCTTGCCTTAAATCTTCCTCAAGGGTTATTTGCAAACCCTGAATGGCAGATGCGTAATCTTCAAAAGCCCAGCCTTCTGTATGGCGAGGTCTGCATCCGTGAACATCTTTGAAGGTGTCGCTGTATGCTTGTGCCATATCTTCGGTAGTTGCGGCTCTAATAAAATCGGTCATTTTGGTCTCCGTGGTTATCTGATGATTTGAATTTGATTAGGATTTACAACCCTTGGTTTTTTATTGCGGACGCTAATTACAATCTGGTCATGTTTCCACTTGTTGATTTCATTTTTGCGGTTAATTTCGACCACTTTGCCGATGGTATTTTTAACCCTGATTACATTTCCGATTTGAATATTCATTTTAGTCTCCGTGGTTTGGTTCAATCAATATATACATATTACCATAATGTTTTCATATGTCAACAATATATGTAAAAAAATATCATTTTTAATTAGAAAAAATATGTGCCTCTAGCTCTTCGTCTGTCAGGTCATCAAAATCTGGTTCTATTTCTATACTTGGCATAGGTTTTCTTGGTCTTAGTATCCTTTTGCCATTGCGAGAAACGGTTTTTGGTTTTTCCTTTTCAGCCAATTCTTTCTTTGGTTTTGGCGGTATAACAAAGACCATTTCAATAGTGTTAAATTTAACTTTGCAATCTATGCAGTATCTTGTTCTTGTTTTTCCGCCCTCTGCATCTCTAGGGGTGCTTTGGTGGCATCTAAGGTTTGTAGATTGGCATTTTGGGCAACACAGCATTTTTTGATTCTAATAAATGAAACCAGAAAAGGTCAATGGTTTACAGAAATCCATTTATATATTACCTTTTAAATCAGGTGACCAATCATACGGAGGTATTAATGAGCTTTGATGCTATGGCTTGGGCGGCAAAACAGTCCTGCAAAAATTCTCTTACAAAATTAGTTCTTTTGATGCTTGCGAATTATTCAGACGAGAATAATTCTACATATCCAAGTTATAAACATCTTGCAAAATTATGTGAGTGCAATGAGCGTTCTATAATGAGGGCTATAAAATCACTTTATGATGATGATTTGGTATCTGTTGAAAAAAGATTTACCGATACTGGAAAGCAGACAAGCAATAGGTTCATTTTGAGCATGATTAGGGGTGACAGAATCGACACCCAGAGGGTGACAAATAATACACCCAATACTATTAGAGATATACAACCTAATAATACAAAGAGGGGTGACAAATATGCCTCAGAGTTCTTGGAATGGTGGAACGCATATCCGCGCAACGATGGTTCTAAGGCAAAGGCATACGAAATATGGAAAAGGGTTGTAGATAAAGATATTGATGCCAGAGATTTATTCCTGAAGACCTGTAAGTTCAAACGAACAACCGTTGATAAAGATAAAAAATTTATCCCTCATGCCACAACATGGCTGAATCAAAGAAGATGGGAGACAGTAGACGAAGAGCAATCTATAAATAAAAATAAGAACCAACTAGCGGGGTGACCAAATGGAAAAATTGATTGATAAGGGTATACAGCTTAGAAGCTGGAAATCGGGCGACCATAAAACAATTTGCCCAGAATGTTCTCATAAAAGAAAAAACAAGACCGACCAATGCTTGTCTGTGACTGTTGAAGATGATGGCGGGGCAGTTTGGAAATGTCACCATTGTGAATGGTCTGGGGCTGTTGCTGGGGCTAATTATAAACCAGATGGGCAGTATGTTAGGCCAGTAGAATACAAGCGACCAAAGGCTTTGCCAATGCAAGGCGATTCAAGCCAACCAATGATTGAATGGTTCAAAAGGCGCGGGATTAGTGAGCAAACAATAAGAGCGTTTCATATCACGCGAACAAACAGTTGGTTCGGAGATGGTGAAGAGCCTTGTTACGCATTTCCGTATTACAAAGATAATGCTCTTGTGAACGTCAAATATAGAAGTAAAGATAAAAAATTCAGACAAGAGAGTGGCGCGGAACGCACGTTATTCAACATTGATGGTGTTAAGCAACATTGGAGCCACACTAAAAGAAAAGAGGTTATCATTGTTGAGGGCGAGATGGATGTGCTTTCGATGTGGGAAGCTGGTTTTATATATGCAGTTACATTGCCAGATGGCGCACCCAAGACTGCAAAATTTGACGATAATGATAAAAGGTTTCAAGCGTTACAAAACTGTGAATGGTTAGATGAAGCAGAAAAAGTGATTGTAGCCGTTGATGCAGATGAAGCAGGGCAAGCATTGAAACTTGAATTGATTCACAGGTTTGGCAAAGACCGTTGTTGGACTATTGAATACCCTAATCTTCACGATATTGAGTGCAAAGATGCCAATGAATGTTTAATGGAGCATGGAGCCGAAGTTCTAAGGGAGATAATAGAATTGGCGGCTCCACACCCCATAGATGGATTATACACAGTTAAAGATTATCAAAAAGAGGTTTTCAATATATATGATGGCAATGTCCAGAAAGCCATTTCAACTGGTTTTTCCGAATTAGATGAGATTTATAAAGTAATGCCATCAACATTTTCCATTGTTACAGGTATTCCCAATCATGGTAAATCAAATTTCATAGACCAGCTTTCGGTCAATTTAGCCAAAAATCATGGCTGGAAATTTGCCATATTTTCACCAGAACATAGCACAGCCAATCATATCAGGCGGTTATCTGAAAAGGTAGTTGCCAAGCCATTTGATAGTGGTCCTAATCCCAGAATGAGCAAAGAAGAGCTTACAGAGGCAATGCTGTTCTTAGATAACAGATTCCATTTTATTGAAAGTGAGGATTCACTGCCAACGATTGATTGGCTGCTTGCTAAGGCTAGAGCAGCTTGTTTGAGGCATGGCGTAAAGGGTATAATCATTGACCCATATAATGAGATTGATGCCACAAGAGATGGAAACAAGCGAGAAGATGAGCATATCCGCGATTTGGTGAGCAGATGTAAGCAATTTTGCAGAACCCATGAGGTTGCAATGTGGATGGTGGCACACCCTGCCAAGATGCAAAGAGGCTCAGATGGCGCATATCCTCCACCAAGTCTGTATGATATTTCTGGTTCAGCGCATTGGAATAATATGTGTGATGTAGGTCTGGTGGTTCACAGAGATTTTGAAGCTGATGAAACTAGGGTTATTGCCAGAAAGATTAGAGAGCAAGGGTTATATGGGTCTATTGGCGAGGCATTTTTTAGATACAACACAGCAAGACATATCTATGAGGGGGTTTCACATTCATCTAATATTTCTCATGGTATATATGAAGATTGATTATGAAAGATTCAAATAGACAGATAGATGATTTTTATCCGACTCCGCCAGAGGCTACAGAGGCACTATTGAGCAGATATGAGTTCAATAAAGATATTTGGGAGCCAGCTTGCGGAAATGGCGCAATCAGTAATGTTTTAATCGAAAAGGGTCATAATGTTGTAAGCACAGACTTAAACGATTTTGGCTTTGGGAAAAGTAATGTTGATTTTTTGATGGAGCCGAAAGCACTTGCGCCTGATGTCATTACCAATCCGCCATATAAACTAGCGAATGAGTTTGTTTTAAAATGTATGGATTTGAAAATAGATAAATTTGCGTTCTTACTCAGATTGGCATTTTTGGAAGGGCAGTCAAGAAAGTCACAGATTTACGATGTATTCCCGCCATCACACATATTCGTCTTTTCAAAAAGATTGACGATGTGGCGAGGTGATGAGGAAAAGCCAGAAAAATCTACAGGCACAACTGCATATGCTTGGTTTGTCTGGTCAAGGGTTATGAATGAGTCAATTCAAATGCTCAGACACACAAGGGTTAGCTGGATATAATACTAGACAATACCATATATTGTGGTAATATTTTTAAGCAATCTAAGGATTGTCTCCGTGGTGAATGGTTTGGTCGCCTACACCGTTGGTTACTTTAAGGGGATTGGGTTTTGGCTCAGTCCCCTTTTCTTTGCTTTGTTTTTATCGTATAGTGCTTTAAGTGTCCCATTATGGGGAATTAAAAAGGGCTGTTCATATGAATGTAGAGACCATTGAGCTAGATAAGCTTGTACCATACCAAAAAAATCCCAGAAAAAACCCAAATGCTGACAAGGTGGCGGCGTCTATAAAAGAATATGGGTTTCAACAGCCTATTGTTGTAGATAAAAATCTGGTGATTGTTGTGGGTCATACGAGATATGCGGCATCTAAAATGCTTGGTCTGAAAGAAGTGCCTGTTGTTGTGGCTGATTTAGACGAAAAGAAAGCTACAGCATATAGAATAGCCGATAATAGGCTCAATCAAGATACCGATTGGGAATATAAGTTCCTCACAGAAGAATTAAACGATTTGATAAATGGTGATTTTGATTTAAGTAAATTGGGATTTGAAGATGCAGAGCTTGACAGCCTTTTATCTATTGATGATGTAAAAGCCGATTGGTTCAAGCCTGATGAGCATTGGAATGATATGCCATCATTCGACCATCAAGACCTTAAGCCTTACAGGACAGTAGTTGTTCATGTGCGAAACGCAGATGATTTGGCGGACTTGTCTCAAAGAATAGGCCAAGACATCAAAGACAGTGAACAAGAAAAGCGCAATGGTGTTCCAGTAACCTCTATGTGGCATCCTGTGAGAATAAATGATGTATTAAAAGATAAGGGATACACAAGTGAATAATCCACAATTTTCCTTATATATCCCATCAAAGGGAAGGGCAGATAGTAGATTGACTGCGAAGGCACTGGATTCAATGAAAGTGCCATATCGCCTTGTGATAGAAGAACAGGAATACAAAGAATATTTAGAATATGTCCCAAAAGAAAGCCTCTTGGTTTTAGATAAAAAATTTCAAGATGAATACGATACCTGTGATGACCTTGGCGCAACTCGTAGCAAGGGACCCGGAGCCGCCCGAAACTTTATTTGGGAACATTCAATCTCAGAAGGTCATGCTTGGCATTGGGTAATGGACGATAATATCAAATCGTTTCGCAGATGGAGAGATAATAAGCGCATTAAGTGTTATGACGGGACACCATTCAAGGCGATGGAAGATTTTGTCTTGCGCTATAAGAATGTTGCTATGGCAGGTCCAAATTATATGTTCTTCGTGGTAGATAAGTGGGCAAAAGATTATGGACCATTCACAGTTAATACCAGAATTTACTCATGCAATCTAATCCGTAATGATGTGCCTTTCAGATGGAGAGGTAGATATAACGAAGATACAGACCTGTCTCTTCAAATGCTTAAAGCAAAATACTGCACTATTCAGTTCAATGCTTTCTTACAGGAGAAGGCTAATACCCAAACTGTTAAGGGCGGTAATACTGAAGAATTTTATGCCAAAGAGGGGACAGCCCCAAAGTCTGCAATGCAAATGAGATTGCACCCAGATGTAAGTAAAATGGTATGGAGATATGGTAGACCTCACCATCATGTGAACTACAATAAATTCAAGAAACAAAATCGTTTAATACTGAAAGACGATTACGTTGCAAAACAAGGGGTTAATGAATACGGAATGAAATTAAAGACGATGAAGTAACAAATAATTTCCGTGGTACATTAAAAAGGGCAAAAAATATGGCTAATAAAGTTGGCAAACCAAAGAAGAAAACAATTGCTGTTGGAAAGCGGCCTGTTGGTAGACCTAAAATAGAAATAAACCTAGAAGAGCTTGAAAGATTAAGCGCATTAAATTGCACGATGCCTGAATTAGCGGCTTATTTTAGGGTTCCGTTGAGAACATTAGAAGATAGATACACCAATGACCCAGACATAAGGGCTACCATCAATCGTGGCAGAGAGGTGGGTAAGCTATCGGTTCGCCGTAAGCAAATGCAAATTATGAACGATATGAATAGTGCTACCATGGCAATCTGGCTTGGGAAGCAACTTCTTGGTCAAAGAGACAAGCATGATGTCATTACTGAAGATAGAGGCGAGACAGCCTTGAATGAAGCTTTTTCAGTTATAGAAGATTTGGTTCGGAGCAAAACTAATGACTAGCGTTAATATGTTTGATTGGACGCTTAGTTATCTTTCAAGCGTAGCAGGTGAATTTACCACATTGGCAGATGGCGGCAGATTATTTTGTTGGGGAGGAAGGGGTGGCAATTATTGGCTTAATCTAATCAAAGATGATGATGGTAATCCTCATGTAATGATTTATGCTTGCGCTGACCCAGATAACTTTCTTTTCCCAGTTATAGGGTATTGCGTTTATCACGATATAAATTATGAGATTGATGACAGCTTGCAAAAAGAAACAGGCTGAAGCGAAAAATCTTAATCGTCAGGTTTTGAAAAGTAAGTTTTCCATGTAAGGCTGTAAATTGCCATCGTCAAAATTAATAGTTTCAAAATTAAAATGAAGCATAAAAAAGCAATCGTGAGTTCAAAGGATGAATGTTCAAGTCGTGAAGCAAGATAAACTGCAGTATTTGCAAAAATTATCTAGTTCATTTGTTGATGAAGAAAGCTACGCGTTCAATAGTTTTGTGAAATGGGCTGGGTCTGCAAGGCAAAAGCAAATAGCACCCAAGGGGGATTGGTCTGTTTGGCTAATATTGGCTGGTCGCGGATGGGGCAAGACCAGAACAGGTGCGCAAGACATATCTGCTTATGCAATGGCAAACCAAAATGTAAGGTGCGGGGTGGTAGCCCCAACAAGAAGTGATTTAAGGCGGGTTTGTTTTGAGGGTCCGTCTGGGCTTTTAACCAGTATTCCCAAAGAGTGTTTATGGCAGGGTGATGGAAACGCTTACAATCGCTCTGCTATGGAAATAAAGCTATGGAATGGTTCTATCATACAGGGTTATGCGGCAATCGAACCAGACCGCCTTCGTGGTCCGCAGTTTCATAGAATATGGGCTGATGAGTTGGCGGCATGGAGATACCCAGAGGCATATGACCAGATGATGTTTGGCTTGCGTCTTGGTAAAAGACCACAGCTTATAATAACCACAACTCCTAGACCTACGCAGATTATTAGCAGTCTTGTGCGCAGAAAAGATAAAGATGTTCATTTAACAAGTGGCAATACATTTGAAAATCACGAAAATTTGGCAGAATCCGCACTTAAACAATTAGAAGAACGATACGCTGGGACAAGATTGGGTAGACAAGAGCTTTATGCAGAGCTTTTAGAAGATATTGAAGGGGCTTTATGGTCGTATAAGGGTATAGATGAGACAAGAATAGATAAAGAAGACGTGCCAGAATTTAATAGAATTGTCGTGGCAATCGACCCTGCTGTTACCAATAACGAAGATTCAGACGAGACAGGCATAATTGTTGCTGGAATTGGCATTGACCGAAGGTACTATGTAATTGACGATGTTTCTGGTAAGATGACCCCTGACGGCTGGGGTCGAACAGCTATTGAGATGTATTATAAGTATCAAGCTGACCGAATCGTGGCTGAGGTTAATAATGGTGGTGATTTAGTAGAAAGGCTGTTAAGAAATATTGATGAAAGCGTGCCATATACTCCTGTTAGAGCATCAAGGGGAAAATTGGTAAGGGCTGAGCCGATAGCGGCACTGTATGAGCAGAAAAAGGTTTCTCATGTGGGGGCTTTCAAGCAATTAGAAGAACAGCTTTGCTCTTACTCTGCTGGGAGCAGTAAATCGCCTGATAGACTTGATGCCTTAGTCTGGGCGTTGACAGAACTGAGCCAATCCAGTGGGACGGCTGTTTGGAGAATCACATAATGGCTGGCATCAGAGATTTTTTTAGTTTCCTGCAAAACAAATCAATAGAGATAAAAGAAGCCCCACAGGTCTATTTAAATACGACAAACACTACTCATTATAGGCGGGATAACTATGAAGCCTATGCAGATGAGGGTTATAGGCAGAACGCTATTGTTTATCGTTGTGTAAATGAGATTGCAAATGGTGCGGCCTGTATTCCATTCAAAGCATTTCAAGGCGATACAGAACTAGACCAACATCCAATATTATCATTGTTAAGACGCCCTAACCCTATGCAAGCAGGGGTTGAGTATTTTCAAGCGGTATATTCATATTTGCTGTTATCTGGGAACAACTACGCTATTCGCTCTGAAGTGGCGGGTGAGGTTCGTGAGCTTTATCTTTTAAGGCCAGACCGCATAAGAGTTAAGCCTAGCAAGACCACAACGCCAGCTGGGTATGATTATATAATCAATGGCAAGGTTGTAAAAACATATGATGCCAACCCGCTTACAGGTGAATCTGAAGTAAAGCATATGAAGCTCTACAACCCATTAGATGATTACTATGGGTTATCACCACTCATGGCGGCGTCAGTAGATATTGATAATCACAATGCCATCAACAAGCACAACATCAGTTTGCTCAACAATGGCGCAAGACCCAGCGGTGCTATAATATTCAAGCCAACCAGCGACAGAGGTGTTGCTATGCAACTGAGCGATGGGCAACGCCAACAATTACAGGATGATTTAGATGTTAAGTTTAAGGGTCCAGCTAATGCAGGTCGCCCATTATTATTGGAGGGGGATTTTGATTGGCGTGAAATGGGTCTTAGCCCTAAAGACATGGATTTTCTCCAACAGCGAAACATGGCGGCGAAGGATATCGCTTTGTGTTTTGGGGTTCCATCTCAACTTATTGGTATTCCTGACTCACAGACGTATGCAAATGTCCAAGAAGCTAGGCTGGCTCTTTACGAAGAAACGATAATGCCGCTTGCTAGAAGAGTGCAGTCTGACCTAAATGAGTGGCTGACTCCTATTTATGGCGATGATATTCGTATTGAATATGATTTTGAAGCAGTGCCAGCTATGACTGAGAGGCGGCGCAGGGTTTATGAAAACGTAACACAAGCAGTCCGTGAGGGTATTATCTCTCGTAATGAAGCTAGAGAGCGTTTAGGGCTTGAGCCAATTACAGGGGGTGATGATGTCTATATCGCGGCTAATCTCTTTCCACTTGGAACCACAGAAACCGCACCAGCCGAAGGACAGGAGGCCGAACAAGATGGTAAAGATGCTTATGGAATGGATGCAGAAGCTAAACAGGAAGTTGAAAAAGACGTATTTACAACTGAAGGTGAGGCTGAAGATAGGGCAGAGCAAATAGGTTGCATAGGCACACACTCGCATGAAACAGCCAATGGCATAGTCTATATGCCTTGTGAATCCCATGATGATTATGACCGCTTAACAAGTGAGGTTCTTGATGATGATGCAAAGGCGGAGAGCGATGTTGACACAAAACCTACTGACGCAATGGCGCAAGAGGCTGAACGCGGCCTTGCCATGCGGAAAGAGTTTAACAGAGGCGGAACAGAAGTTGGTGTCGCAAGAGCAGTCCAGCTTGTATCCAAAGAAAGACTGTCCCCCCGCACAGTAAGGCGGATGCACTCATTCTTTAGCCGCCATGAAGTAGACAAAAGAGCCGAGGGCTTTCGTCAAGGTGAGGAAGGCTATCCAAGTGCTGGAAAAATCGCGTGGCTATTGTGGGGTGGTGATGCTGGTCAAACATGGGCAAGGCGCAAAGCAGCGGCGTTAGATAAAGAGCGTGATAGAAAAGAAGAAGTCATGACTGATATGCTCGACATTCAGGATGTTGGGCTAGATGAAAAGGCAAAAATTAGCGAGGCTGTTAAGAAAGGGCTTGCTGAAAAGGTCAAAGAACATAACGACAAGCATGGCGATAAGAAGGGAAAGCGTGTAACCCAGCGTATGCTTGAGGCGGTATTCCGCAGAGGCGTTGGGGCATATAATACAAACCCATCGTCTGTTAGGCCAAGCGTATCAAGTCCTGACCAATGGGCATATGCAAGGGTGAATGTATTTTTAGGTGCTGTTCGTACTGGTAGATTTAAGCGAGGGAAGTTCGATACTGACCTTTTGCCGAAAGGTCACCCTCTCAGAACAGGTGATTAATGCTCAAATCGCAAAAACCCACCTCGTATACTGCTGTGCCAGTGTGTACTGGTGATGCCAAGGTTAAATCATACCCAAGCATTTCCAGCAAATCATCACGCAAAAGGATTAGCGCAAGAAAAGAATTTGTAGAGCAGAACCGATTACGAATTGGTTTTGAGCGTAAGCTGCGATTACAGATGCAGAATGTTTTTGCGGATGCTGGCAAAGATGCAGAAAAAGAATATATCCAAGCTGGTAGATTGATTGCAACAGACAGGGATTTGCAAAGAAATCTGAAAGTTGCTTTAGATACTCATTATCGGGCTGTGATTGAAGCATTTGGCTTGCGGATTTTGCGTGACCAAAAGGCAGATAGTCAGTTCGAAAATATCATCAGGAACTATGTGCGAGATTATGGAGCCTTAAGAGTAACGCAGATAAGCAGTACGACAATGAGGCAAATAAACTCTATCGTGAATCAAGGGCTTCAAGATGGCAATGGGGTAAATGTTATTGGAAAGGCAATTAGGGCTTCTATGAATAGTCCATTCAGCCGCTATAGAGCCAATACGATAGCCAGAACAGAAACCCATTCTGCCGCCAGTTATGCCAATCATTCGGTAAATGCCAGCCTGAATATTCCAAATCAAAAGAAGCGTTGGGTTAGCGTTGCTGATTTGCGTTCAAGAAGCACTCACGCACAAGCAAATGGCACAGAGGTAGAGCTTGACGAAGATTTTATTATTGGCGGCGTTGCTATGGGGTACACAGGCGACCCAAAAGGCGGGGCAGCTAATGTTATAAACTGTCGTTGTGTAACCCTTTATATAAGCCCAGAAGATGAAGTGTTTGCAGATGATAAGCCTCCAACCCAAGAGGTTAGAGGTAGGTTAGATATAGCAAGCACCCTTTCGGTTGCCTCGCCCAAGATTCGACAACAGTATAATGAAAAGCTAAATGATAATCTGTCTGGTTTAGCATTGGCCGCAGCAATCAAATTGCCAAAGCCAAATACCATCAAGAAATCAAAAAGAGGCTTTTATCAGAGAGAGATTATGCTCATCTCGTCTGATTTAGAATCCAATACCTTAGAGCATGAGTATGGGCATCATGTAGATTTTACAGCATCAAAGAAAATGCGGTACTTGTCACAACAAGATAAGGGCTTCCAAAGGGCATTTATTGATGATGCCAAAGCAATTGGCTTGGCGGTAGATGGCACAGATTTTGATGATATGTTGGGTTTTAGATTGGGTGCAGATACCAAGCCACAACTTGCAATGTTAAGAGACGAACTTTTAGAACAGGTTGACAAAATAAAAACGTATACTAGAGGCCGCAGAAAGGGAATGTCGTATCAATATAAGGCTTGGTCACCGCGATACGATGGTGCAAATTCTATATCGGATATAATTGATGCGATGTCCAAGGGTATCTTCTACACTGATTTTGGCGCGTGGGGTCACGGTAGAAATTATTATAAAAGGTCGGGGTCGTTTTATTACGAAACATTTGCTAATCTGTTTGCAATACATGGCAATAAACGAGCCATGAATGAAGCGAGAAAACTGTTTCCAAATACAGTCAGAGAATTTGAAAGAATGTTGCGGGAGATAACAGATGGATAACGAAGAGCTTGAGAGCCGTATGCAACTAGCAATCACCTCAGAAGATTGGCTGAATCTATACAAAGAGGTCTTCAATGAAGAACCCCAACTCTCTGGTGAGAACTGGGGTGCTTTTCCGATAGAAAGAATTATTGATGCTCTGGCTTATGGAAGGCCAATAAAAGAAAGCCCTGTTCCAGATTCAATTGTAGCCTAACCAAATTCTGGGTGAGATGGCTGTTCTGCTAATTGAAAGCCCATTTCTGCCATCTTTTGCTGAATAGATATATCAATATCGCTCAATGACCTTGCCCCTTCTCTTATAGCTTCCTGATATGCCTTATCGTAGGCGGATTTAACATTCTGTTTATTTTGTTTTTTCATTTAGTCCTCCGTAAATGGTCTTTGTGTTGCGCCAGCATGGTCTTTATCAAATACCTTTCGCCCATTATTCCAGCCGAATGGTATCCCGACACCTTCGCTTGTTTCTTTATTTACAGGAATCCATAGGTGATATTGGTTAGCCATATCGTGTTCACGAAGTCTGGCTGGGTATAACATCAATGCCTCAAACTCACTGCCTACCAGAGCATCTTTTATGTCCATAAGGTCGCGATAATCCATGATTGGCTCTTTATCTCTTCTCTTAATGGATAGATGAATAACTCTGATTGATGGGTCTGGGGTCAATGCGCCATTCTTCTCACTGTCCCAATCAATAGCCACCTGATATACATCATTAACTCTGATGTCATCATTCTTGGCGGCATAATATGAGTTTATGAGTTGTTTGCGAGTTGGTCTTGGTTTGACCTTCTGCATTGCCTTCATCATATCAGTAACCCAATCTTTCATGGGTGGCATATCTGGTTTGACCTTGCTAAACGGCTTCATGGCTGACCTCTTTGCTTACCTGATAAGAGCCGCCATCTACATGGCTGATGTCGCCAGAGCCGCGTGAGATTGAGAATGTGGTCTGTTCTTTAACAAAGCCAAGATATTCGTAGCCGTGGTTATCGGCAAAATATCTGGCGCATCTTTCATTGCGGAATCTAAGGATTTGTTTGGTCATGGTCGCCTCCGTGGTCTAAAGAAAAAAGAGAATTGGCAAAGAGCAGAACATAGCCATGCCCATAATGCCGATTAAGATTTTCAAGATTATTGTGAATGTCTGCATCTTTATCTCCGCAGGGTGGGCGGGGCTGTTAAGCCGCCGCCTTTCTGATTTCGGTGAATGTGTCGAAGCTGATTGCAATGGCAATCATAGGCAAAAAACCTTTGCGCGGGTCTGTCATCGTATCGTATTCATCAACCTCTAAAGCGCCTTTTTGAATCAGGCTTGAGATGACACCTCTGAAAATTTTAGGGTCAAGATTATTTTTAGAGAATATTGTGCCGCATTGACCAGAGCCATCGGTTGTCAATTCGTATGTGTCAATGTGTGGTGAGTTGTCATCTTCTTCAGTATCCCATTTTGCGCCATGATTGTCGGCAAGGATGTTCAGGATGTTCATTTCGTTTTCTGTATAAGTCATTGGTCTCTCCGTGGTTTAATTAATCATTCAATATAAACATACTACCATATTGTTTTCATATGTCAACAACAAAAAGATAAATAATTGCAATAAATCTTAAAAGACTGTAGATGTTGTCTATTGTTCAACATGAGTGTATGATGTACTCATTAGGAGATGCTTATGCCGATACCAAAGCCTAGCTCTGGTGAAAGCGAATCTAATTTTATGGCAAGATGCACAGGTGATACCACCATGCTTGCCGAATACTCACAGCGTGACCAGCGGGTTGCAGTCTGTCTGAGCAGTTACCGCGATGGCGGGAAAGAGGAGACTGTGATGGATGAAGCCCTAGTTGAAGATTTCACTGATGATTTTGATGATGAGATGAAATCAGAGACGCTTGATGTTCAGGCAGAGCTAAAGGCTTACAGTGACGATGATGATGAGGAAAAGGGAGTGTTCTCTGGATACGGCTCTATCTTTGGAAACAAAGACCTCGGCAACGATGTCATGGTGCAAGGCGCATTTGCCAAGTCAATCGCAAGCAAGGGTCCAAAGGGCGTCAAGCTCCTATATCAGCATGATACCAAAGAGCCTATCGGCGTATTTGATGAAATTATTGAAGATAGAAAAGGTCTGCGTGTAAAAGGCCGATTGGCTATGGGTACACAAAAAGGCCGTGAAGTTTATGAGCTAATGAAGATGGGAGCCATTGATGGCCTATCCATTGGCTACAGAGTTTCCCCAAAGGGTGCAACTTACGATGAGCGTGGCAAAAAGCGTATGCTCAAAGAAGTTGACCTGATGGAGATAAGTGCTGTTACCTTCCCAATGAACACCAGAGCGAGAGTTCAGGCGGTCAAAGGGGAGCAACGGACGGTTCGTGAATGGGAAGAGGCCATGCGGGATGCTTGCGGTCTTTCTAGGAGTGAATCAAAAGTCGCGGCAAATGCCGTGTTCAAGGCTTTAGACCAGCGTGAGGTTGGCATTGAGCAAAAAGAGGTAATGAGTTCCATTGCCAATTTAACCAACATCCTAAAATCGTAAAGGGGCTATGACATGACTGATGATGTCAAAACCGCAGTAGAGGGCATGGCAACAGCTTTTGAAGAGTTCAAAGCTACCAATGACGCTCGTTTGGCGGAAATCGAAAANAAGGGTTCGTCCGACCCGCTGGTTGAAGAAAAGCTGAAAAATATTGAAGCTGACCTAGACCGCTTTGAGGACATAAACCAGAAGCTGACTTTGGCTCAAGAAGAGCAGAAGCAGTTTGGTGACAAGCTAGACAACATGGAAGCAATGTTGAAGCGGCCTGAAACTGGTCTTGAGGCAAAACAAGTTGATATGGCTGTTCAGGCTTTCGACAAGTTCTTGCGTAAAGGCGATGCCAATATGGAGCCTGAAGAAGTTAAGGCTTTAACTGTCAACAATGACACAGGGGCGGGTTTCTTAGCACCACCAGAGTATGTGAATGAGTTAATCAAAACTCTCACAGAAATCTCGCCAATGCGTACTATCGCAAGGGTTCGGGCAACTAGCCAAAAGTCAATTCAAATGCCAAGCCGTACTGCAACATTCAGTGCAGCATGGGTGGCTGAAACTGGCACAAAGTCTGAGACAACTGGTTACACAACTCAGTTAGAAGAAATCCCAACACATGAGCAGTATGCTCTAGTTGATATTTCAAATCAGATGCTGGAAGACTCAGTGTTCAATCTTGAGGCAGAGATGCAGCAAGAGTTTGCACAACAGCTTGCAAAGAACGAAGGCGCAGCCTTTGTCTCTGGAAGTGCGGTCGGTCAGCCAGAGGGTGTGATTACTAACTCCAGCATTGGTCAAACTGTATCAGGAAACGGCACAGCGTTGCTTGCTGATGGTTTGATTGACCTCGTTCATGCAATCAAGTCGCCTTATGCTTCTAATGCAAACTTCATCTTCAACCGTTCTACACTGGCAAAAATTCGCGCCTTAAAAGACACGGCTGGTCAGTATGTATTCCAAGCTGGTATGATGTTGACAGCGGGGGTTCCAAACTCAATCCTTGGGCATCCATACGTTGAAATGCCTGATATGCCAGATGTAGCTGCAAATTCTCTATCAGTTGCATTCGGTGATTTTTCACGCGGCTACATGGTTGTCGATAGAGTTAACCTTTCAATCCTGCGTGACCCATTCACACAGGCATCAACTGGAAGCGTTAGGTACTATTGTCGGTCAAGGGTTGGCGGACAAGTTGTCTTGCCTGAAGCTATCCGCATCCAAAAGACAAGCACATAGGAGGGCAACATGGCAGACCTTACACACTCCCTAAAACAAGTCACAACCATTATCAATGCAGTGAAAACTGCTGATGCTAATGGAACTGACGTTGATACAACAGGCTATGAATCAGCTACATTGGTTGTTCAAGTTGGCGCAGAGGGCGATACCCTTGCGGCAAACCTGTTTTTCAAGCTTCACATTGAACACGCTGATGATAATGGTTCTGGCTCTGCTGGAACTTATGCAGAGTGTACTCAAGCTGAAGTCACTGGAGGCACAATTGCCGCCAATGGCGTTTGGTTGATTCTTGATGGCACAGGTACGGCTGGTTCTGGTGGAAACCCAGATACAGTTGGCTTGGTTGACCGCATTGGTTATATCGGCGGCAAGAAGTTTTTACGCGCAAAGATAAGCAAGTCAGGTACGCATTCCAATGGAACGCCTATCTCGGCTCAGTTTATTTTGGCAAATGCTCGTCACACTGGTGACAATGCAAAAGCTGACCATAACGTCTAAATAAAATTGGGAGCAAGGTTTAGGTATTAACTGACCTTGCTCCTTACTTCATGGAGGGCTTTATGACTATAATAATGATTCAAGATGGCATTGGCGTTTCAAATGAACGTGGCTCAATGACTCGCACATATAAAGAAGGTGAAGAGCTTTCTAGTGACACGGAATGGGAACAGGCCAGAAACGCGGCTTTTATTAGCAGTGGGCTTGCTCAAGAGACTAAGGTAGTAAAACCTACCGAAACTAAGACAGCCGCCCCAGAGAGGGCTAGAAAAGCTGATGGAACGCTAAAGGGCGATGACAAAAGCACTCCAGATGTCAATGAGGCATGGGTGGGTGGTGTTGCACCAAGCGCAAAGGCTAAATCTAAATAGCGTATTGGGGGCATCATGAGCCGTGGAATAACCAATGCGTTAAACACCGTATTCACATCATCACATATCAGGCCGTTTGTTGCGGTTGACCTAGACTTTTCTGGCGGCAATGTGACTGTCTGGACAGGTCTAGGAAATATTACGTTTGCAAGCACAACCTTTGTTGGCACTGGCGAAGTTCTTGGAATATCACCAGTAACGGAAAACGGCGCAGTTCAAGCCAATGGGCTTAACATAAACTTCAATGGTTTAGATTCAGCATTGGTTTCAACCGCCCTTACCGACAATTATCAAGGCAGAAGCGCAAAAGTTTATCTTGGCAGCATCACAGAGGCTTATGCAGTAGTCGCTGACCCATATCTCTTATTCAGTGGTCGTATGGACACCATGAACATTTCAGATGATGGAGAAAGAGCTAATATTCAAGTCTCATGTGAAAGCCGTCTGGTTGATTTGAACAGGCCAAAGGTTAGGCGTTACACACAAGTTGACCAGCAAACAGAGTTCTCAGGTGACAAGGGTTTAGATTTTATATCAAGCCTTCAAGAGAAATCTATTAGATGGAGTGCTAAGTAATGGGTTTCTTTAAGTCATTTTTCAAAGCTCTCACTAATCCAAAGACACTTATAACAGCGGCAATTATGTTTATGATTGCTGGACCAGTTGGTGCATTAAGCACATTGCAATCAATAGCGGTGTATGCCGCAGCAAATGCCGCGCTATCAGCGTTATCGCCTGTGCCAGAAATGCCAAGCATGGGAGGGTATGGTGATTATGTAAGTGAGGCAACGTCTCGCACACAGATGATTAAACAGCCAGCGCAACCTCGCAGGGTCGCATATGGCAAGGTTCGCGTATCTGGTGTTCTGTCTTTTATAGAGTCAACTGATTCAGACAGCGTTTTACACATGATTATTTCTCTATGTACACATGAGATAAATAGCTTTGTTAGCTTCAGAATTGATGAAGATACAGTCACCATGAATGGAAATAAAGTGACCGCCCCATCAAGATTTTTAGATGGAAGCACTAGGCTTGTAGAGATTAACACACATAATGGCGCAGATAGCCAAGCCGCAGATACTCTATTAACGCAAAGAATAAAGGCATGGACGACAGACCATAGATTGCGCGGCATTGCGTATATGTATTGTCAGTTAAATTTTAATGCTGAAGCGTTTCCACAGGGGTTGCCAAACATATCAGCCGTGATTGAGGGCAAGAAGGTTTTTGACCCGCGTGATTCAAGTACAGCGTTCTCAAACAATTCTGCTCTTTGTATTAGAGATTTTCTAACTGATACAAGATACGGCTTGTCCTGTAGCGCAAATGAAATAGATGACACATCATTTATTGCGGCGGCTAATGTTTGTGATGAGAATGTGACGCTTGCGGCTGGGGGAACTCAAAAACGCTATACTCTTAATGGCACATTCCAAACCAACAGCGCACCCAAAAAGATTATTGAGAATATGCTTACATCATGTGGCGGAATATTGACTTATACAAACGGCAAGTTTCGTTTGTTGGTTGCAGAATACAGAAGCCCAGCTATCACTCTTACTCAAGACGATTTTCATGGTCCAATACAACTGGCAGCAACTCAAAGTCAGATGGAAAATTATAACTCAATCAAAGGGGTTTATTCTCCAGAGTCAAATGGGTTTGTTGCAACTGATTACCCGCCGATTACATCAAGCACTTTTGTTTCTGAGGACAATGGAGAGACACGATACTTAGATTATGACTTGCCATACACAACAAACTCACCTCGCGCACAGCGTCTTGCTAAGATAATTCTTTACAGAAACAGGCAACAGGTAGTGCTGCAATGCCAACTTTCTATGAAGGGATTTAACCTTGCTATTGGTGACACCTGTTATGTGACATTGCCAAGGTATGGCTTCAATAATAAAGTTTTTGAAGTCGCTGAATGGAATATAGCTGTTGTGGGCGGCATGGATTTAGGTGTTGATGTTACATTGAGAGAAACAAACAGCGCGGTGTATGATTGGAACGCTAATGAAGCAGACTTCCAAGAAGATAACTCAACGCTTCCTGACCCATTTGTTATCCCTGCGCCTACCTTGTCTGTAACAGATATTGTGCAAACCTTCCAACAGGGGGCTATAACCACTCTGCAAGTCAATGTTAGCTCAACAAGCGTTTATGCTAATCAGTTTGAGGTGGAAGCAAAGAAAACAACTGACACCACATTTACCTCATTGGGAACTCAAAAGGCTGGAATTTATGAATTGGTGAATGTTGAGGCTGGCGCAACCTATGACATCCGCGCCAGAGCAATCAGTACGTTCCAAACTAGGTCGCCATATGCCACAGCAACTCACACCATAGCTGGCAAGGGAACAAGCGCGCCATCTAATGTTGCTGATTTCACGCTAGACTATCTTGGGTCAAATGCTCTGCTTACATGGACTCCAGTGACGGATGCAGATTTATCTCATTATGTAATCCGCCACCAAGGGGTCACTAGCGGGGGTGACTTCTCAAGTGGCATCACCCTAGCTCAAAAGGTATCAAGGCCAGCTAACAGCGTCATAGTGCCAGCCCTAGAGGGTACATATTTTTGCGTGGCGGTTGATAAGTACGGTAACAATTCAGCGTTAGCCGCCCAGACCATAGGTATTATTGACCAAGCTCCAATCGCTGCTGATTTCAAATTGGTTTCATCAAACACCCAAAGCCCTGATTTTAATGGCGTAAAAACGAATGTAGTCAAGCCATCAGATGAAAATGTATTAATTCTAAGCACGACTATCTTATTTGATAGTGGAACAGGTAACTTTGATGATGCTGATGGACTGTTTGATGGTGGTCCTGATGGGGTTGTGTCTACCACAGGAACGTATGATTTTGATACGGTTATTGATTTAACAGCCAAGCAAACCGCTAGATTATCATTCACAATAACGCAAACCCGTAGACAGTATGATGCTGTTAAGCCTACATCACAAGGAACGACTGACTGTGAGATGCAAGTGGCAACAACAGATGATGACCCCACAAGTGGTTCAGCTTCATTCACAGCTTTTTCAAGGGTTGTTGCTGGCGATTACAGCGCAAGAGGGTTTAAGTTTAGGCTTCTTATGTCCACAATAGATATTGATGACACGCCTGTTGTGTCTGCTTTGACTGTTAATTTATCTCTGGCGAGGCGCACTGAATCACAGGGTAACGTATCAAGCGGAACATCAGCCAGCGGGAAAGCTGTAACATTTGCAAATGCTTTTGGGTCTATAGATGGTATAAGTATTGCGGGGCAAAATATGAACTCTGGAGAGTTTTATCAAATAACCAATAAAACCACATCAGGGTTTACGATTATATTTAAGGAATCAAACGGCAATGTTGTGGATAGAACATTTGATTTGACTGCTCAAGGCCACGGCAAAATAAGCGCATAGGAGTTATCATGGCACAACACGATTATAATATAGCTAACCAGACATTTCCCGCCACTAGAACAGATATAAATGCGGTTCTATCAGCCATTGTTTCAATAAACTCTGGCTCATCCGCACCATCAACAACCTATGCTTATCAGCTTTGGTATGATACAACTACAGACAAGTTAAAAATAAGGGACTCAGGCAATGCGGCTTTTATTGACCTTTTTACGTTTAACCAATCAAATGATACTGTAACGGCAGTAGCTGGAAGTGAAGACCCAACGGCAATAGCGATTGCTTTAGGGTAGTAACGTCATAGGAGATTAAAATGGCAGATGACGCAATCGTATCAACCTCAGTCACAGCGTTGCCTGATGAAATAGCTCAAACATTCTCTGGCAATATGAGCGTTGCCCCAGCCGATGCCAATGATAAGTGGTATTACAAGCTGACATCAATACCAACATCAAGTGGTGATTTGATTGCTGGCTCATTTCTTGACTATACGGCGGTCGCTGGTGCAAGCGCACCAACAGCTATTACAACATCTGATAAAGTAAAGTTTCTATTCATACAGAACACAAGTGCCGCAGATGGTATTATGTTATGCTTAGATGGTGGAACAGCCGCCTTTGATTTAGTTGATGGCATATTTATTGGTCCAAGCCAAACATTCACACTCAGATGCCCCAATACTACAGTAGGGAACCTACACGCAATATCCGCTGATGAAGGCTCGGCTGGCGATGCGGCGGTAACTGCAATAGTAGCGGCATTGATTGATGATGTAGCGTAGGGGGCAAGCTCATGGCTAATAATTTTGACAGGGTTATTTTTGACGGAACAAACATTGCGGCGAACGTAGCGCACACCCTTTATGTTTGCCCAACATCCGCTTCTACCAAAACTGTTGGGATTGGCCTGTTGTTCGCAAATGTGGGTTTATCGCAAATAACTGTCACGTTAGCCTTTAACGGTACAGAGACTATGAAAGCCATTCCAGTGCCAGCTAGTTCTTCTTTAGAATATTTTGGCGGTAACAAGATTGTTATGAAAAGCGGTGACTCCATAAGCCTGTCATCTAATACAGCTAATTCATTAAATGCGTATTGGTCATATATGGAGATAACCTAATGCCTTTTATTGGTAATAGTCCACCGACAAGATTTGCTGATATACCTGTAATTCAAGAGTTCAATGGCACAGGGTCAGCTACCACGTTCACATTAAACAGGACGGTTTCCTCTGCCCAATCAGTTCTTGTTTCTGTAGATGGTGTAATACAGAACGCCGATGATAGCTATTCAATCCCAGATGGGGTAACGCTTACATTTACAGCCGCCCCATCATCAGGAACATCTAACATATTTGTGAATTACCTTGGCCTGTCTGTTGGCAATGTTACCCCAGCCGCCGAAAACAAAGGGAACTTTAAGGCTGGCGGCCTATTCCGTACTAATGCACAATCCCTTACAGCGAATACAACCATCTTAGCTACAGAGAACGCCAACGTAACTGGTCCGTTTACTGTGGCTTCTGGTGTTACATTAACCGTTGAAAGCGGTGGGACATTGGTGAC